TTTAGATAAAACATATTCCACAGATGATGATAATATAGGACCTAAACAAGGGTATTTTATTTTAGTAACTGTTTTATTAGCAAAATTTAATGGGTCATCATCAATAACTTCATTAACATATTTTTCTTCAAGAATTAAATTACATTTTGTAATATGGTTTTTTTTACCACTCATAATATTATCATCTTTTGTTACATTTACAATTCCCCATAGGGATGACTAACTTAGTTTTAAACCCAGGATATCCCATATTATGATATTGAGCAAAAAATTCTTCTAAACCCGCAGCAACACTTCTTCCTGTCGCTAAAGATATTAACGATTTAAACAAACCCATCGTTTGATTTTTAATTATACCAAAAAAACTATTAGTTTTTAAATGTGGTTTAGCTTCCAAAATATTATCAAAATTATAAACATCATCAATAACCCAACTGTTACCTGAAGTTTTTACCGTACTCGAACCTATAGTTAATATTAACTCCCGTATATTTGTAGGTTGTTCATTGTAAGTAAATGTGGTTTTTTGATAACTAGGTGATTTAGGATATTTAATCGTATAATCATCATAATGTAATGAATTTTGATTTTTTAAATTCTTTCGATTAACACCAACCCATTTATTAGTATCACAAGTTTTTTGTAATTTAGATTTATTACATAAAATATCTTGTAACGTACTAATATTTGTTTGTGATAAAAATTCATTAGTTAATGGTGTTTTAGACTTAACCATAAATTTAATTGCAGCCCTAAAATGTAATGGTTGGTCAGAACCAACTTTAGTATATTCAGACTCAATGTTTTTTACCAATTCATAATTTTTCTTATTTCTAATACCCGCAGAGTACATAATTGAATTAGACTGTGTATCAATCAAGTGGTCAGGTTTTTGTTCAACCAAATACCTTTTTTCAATTATTAAATTTGTTTCTAATATGTGTCTTGATTTACTACTCATAATATTATCATCTTTTGTTATATTTATAAATATGGTAATAAGTGTAAATGATATCGACTTTAACGTAAAAATAATGATTACCCCCAAGGATAAATCAAACGGTATGATGGGGAAAAAATTCACATCACCAAATCAAGGTATGTTATTTTTAATGGATAATGCTGACCATTGTTTTTGGATGAAAAATTGTATCATTAATTTGGATATTATTTTCATTAAAGATGGTCGTATATCAAACATCCACCACAATTGTCCTCCTTGTAAATCAAAAGATTGTGGAAACTATTGTGGTGAAGGTGATATGATATTAGAAGTTAAAGGTGGTACGTGTAAACGTTTAGGAATTAAACTTGACGATACCATTGAATTTTAACCTTCGTTGATTTTATTTTGAAGAACTCTTACGAATTCATTTTGAATCATTTTAGTGAATTTAACATACGGAGCATCTTCTTCCGTTTTTTGATAACCTCCACCACCAGATTTTTCTTTCTTTTGTGATGGTCGGCCTAAATAGTTTAATCCTGAGATATTCGTTATACATTTATGACCACCACTGTTTGCTAAAATAACATCCCAAGCTTTAATTGTTACGTTAATAACATCCCAAGAGTCAACAGTATATGTTTCCAACATTTCTTTTTCCTCATCATTTAAACTTGAATACGGTTTTTCCATAATTTCACTTAACTTAGTCAAAAGTTCTCTACCGTTTTTCATTTCAAGAAAGTGATTACCATAAATCGCCACAAAATCTTTAAACGTAAACCCAACGGATTCAGGACCTACCGATGTTTCAGAAACCCATTTAAGTGTTGATAATGGTATTTCTTTTTGTTTTAATTGTGTTTCCCATTTAGATAATACTTCATCTTTGATTTTACCTAAATCAATACCTTTTAACGCCCTTTCTTTCTTAAAAGGATTACAAGATGCTTGAACCAATCCTAACGGCCAAGCAATTACTATGAAGTCAGCTTCAGGGTTATTTTTAAATGGGGTATATCTATCATAAGAACCCGGCTTCATCATATTACCACCACCATATTGAACAATAACATTACCCAATACTTTTACGTTTGGATGGTTTTTCATCGACTCAATATAGTTCTCTTGGTTTTTCTTTAATTGTTCAACAGGTGCATAACCTTTTTCCACCATAATACGTTTGATATTATGTAGGATGTTCAATAAAGATGGTGTTGATTTCATAATTAATCACCTCATCAACTGATATGTCTTGAGGTGCAAAGTTCGCTGAGTCAACCGTTGAAATTAACAACAAATCATCACTTGGGAATAATTCTTTAGGTGAAATAGTTTGTGAAATTGTCTCAACATTTGAACGTGAAGATTTGAAATTTGTTGCCGTTTTATCATCAACCCCCGCTTGAGTATCGTGGTGGTCAGTATGGATAACGAACATTGGTTTCCCGTGGGCAAAATCCACTAACACAGGCATAACATCACCACTTCCTTCAGGTTTCTTAATCGCCCATTCTTTATCACCGTATTGAATCACCTCACAGTCAACTGTTTCAATCCCGTATTGTGCCAAGTATTCTTTCATCGCAATCGCAGTTGTTACACCATCCAAATCTTGATGAAAATAAATTTTAGCCATTTGATATCTATCAGCAATTTTATTAATATCACGAATACCAGATTCAGTTATCATTCTTTTGATAACTTCAGTTAATTCAGACTCTGTTAATTGTACTACTTTTCTCATTTAATTATATTATGATAATATTGATTTAAAAAACATATCAAAAAGATTGTTTTTAAGTGAATCACCATTATCCATTGATTCATCACCACTTTTATTTTTTTCGTCATCAGTTATTTGAACATTATCCGCTAAACTTGGGTCTTCACCAAAATCTGACAACCAATTTTTTTGTCCAACTTTAGAATTCCCATAATCCGCAAGTTCTTCAGGATGGTTTCTAATAACATCTTCAGGGTTTGATTTAGTATCCGCAATACCAATCCAATCCAAAAAACCTAAATACCATTTAGTTCTTCTCATTAAAGACCTTGTAGCAGCATTACCAAATAATCGAGGAACACCAGCCATAAATTTAGAATAAAGTGAAAACTCTTTTGAACCCCACACCTTTAAAAAATTAAACCATCTGCGTCCACCAAAATCTCTAAATCCTCTGAATGTAGTTTTTAAACCTTCTTTTTCCGCAGCACTCATTGTCTTACCAACGGCACTACCTAATTTAGCGGAAGAACCCGCATTTTTAAATAATTTAATATAATCTTCAAGTAATGGAATTACTCTCTTAACTAACGGTATTTTACCAACACTATTCCTTAAAACTTCTAACAATTTTTCACCCCATGCAGGTGATTCAGTTAAAAATTTCATTAACTTAGGTTCATCTTTAGCAATTTTCGCCATTTTAGCAGCATTACCAACCTTAAACGCCAAATTAAACGCCCTAAAACTTTGACCACCAAATTTCGCCAACCCAATAATAGGTTTTGCAATCAAATCACCAAAATAAGGAAACACCGAAATCCAAGATAATATAGCAAATAAATGGTCATCTTGTTTCCAATAATCAATCCCATTATATAAATCAATCGCACCTGTAGGGTCAAAAATACCCGCAATATCTAACGCAGTATTAAAACCTGTTGCCTCATTAATCAATTCACCCTTCTCAGGATAAACATATTTTAAAAATTCAACAATGAATTGTTTCTCATTTTTAGTGGATGTTAACCAACGTTTATTTATGTATTTAATTTGTTCTTCTTTAATAATACTTCTTATTAAATTTTTATATTCATTTTTTTCTATAGATACGAGTCCCATACTATTTTTTATTATAAATATTATGAAAACAAAAAAAGGGGGATTTTTACTCCCCCTTTTCGAATTCTAATTCTTGTTGTTTCTTTTGTTCAACAAATCCTTGGACTCGTTTCCATGCTATCTCAGCATAATTTGGTGATAATTCAATTCCCACCCATCGTCTATCCAATGTTTCAGCTGCAACCAAACTTGTCCCTGAACCTGCGAATGGGTCCAATATAACATCATTTTTATATGATAATATTTTTATGGCTTTTGTTGGAATGTCCATAGAGAAAGTCGCCTTAGTTAACGATTTAGTGTCCGCAAAATATTTCCACTGACCAAACACCAATTCCATAAACTCTTTCTTATCCATTTCATCATAGACAACTTTTTTCTTAACTGTTCCATCTTCTTGTTCAATCTCAGTTGGTGTTCCTTTCCATTGTGGTTCACCTTTAACTGTTTTAATATGTTTGTGTTTGTATGCTAATATAACACACTCCTTTGGATTATATATGTAAGGACTTGAAGGTGACATCCAACTTCCCCAAGCCGTAGTTTTACTTCGATGAGGTGAATCTTCTTCAAGGTCTACGATACCAAAGAACTTAAACCCAATTCTTTTCATTACCTGATAAACCTCAGATACAAAAAATATTCTACCACCTTTATCTTGTCTGTTAATTTCGTAAGGTATGTTTACAGCAATCCTTCCATCATCTTTCAATTTCAAATATTCATCAATATACATATCATCATCGTGAACATCATAGGCAATCCCAACTCCGTATGGGGGTGACGTTACAATTAAGTCAATTGAGTTTATTGGCATTTCTGACATAACATCAACGCAATCACCATTAATAATTTTTCCTATATAATTTTCCATAAATAATTTTAGACTTTTTAAATTGAAGTGTCAACTACCAACAAGTAATAATAACAACACCGTCACCACCTTTACCTCCGTCACCACCTTTACCGTTATAAGATGCACCACCACCTCCACCTCCTGAACCGTAAGCAGCGTGACCTCCGTCACCACCTTCTCTATCAGCATTTGGACCAGCACCACCACCACCCGCAGCTCCCGTAAAAAATAAAGGACTTGGTGAACTTGATTCAGTTGTTAATAAATTCATACCATAACCACCAGCACCATTACTAGCCGTTAATGAATTCGCAGTTCCACCAACAATAGTTGGTATTATCCCAACACCCGTAACATTACCACCGGCACCTGATGAACCTGAACTAGTTGTTCCTCCTCCACCTGCACCACCTGTTGTTGGACCTGTAATAGTTATCGAACCACCATTACCACCACCTGTTGAACCACCGATACCACCATTTTGACCAGCAAATGGTGATATCTGTCCTAATTGGGGAAATATAAATGTTGTGTTATAAGTCCAAGTTGTTCCCGCAGTTCCCGCAGCACCTTGAACCGAACTTTGCCCACCATTACCACCATCAGCCCCCGCAGTACCGTTTTTCATCAATACCGCAGTAGTTGCCGTTGATGGTGACACAGATACATAAGAATGTTCTCCCGCACCTCCATCAGTTCCGTTAACACCCTTAGCACCACCAACACCACTAGCACCTCCTTTACCCACCTGAACGAATAATGTATCAGGTAATAAAACCGCAGGAAATAATCCAATTGAGTGAGCAGCAGAACCTCCACCACCTCCTCCTGTTGCGGTATTCAGCGAACTACCACGAGCTCCTCCTCCACCTCCTCCACCACCAATACATAAAATATGGATGTAAGAAATGTTTGATGGTTTATTCCAAGTTTCCCAACCTGTTGACCCACTTGAGTTTACTGTAAAAATTTGTGTATACCTTTCCTTTCCAGGTAAATTGAATGTATCTATCATTTTATAATATTACCACCACGTTATTATGACTATTCCGTCACCACCTTTACCACCATTACCACCTTGGTTAGTTATTCCGGCTCCGCCTCCTCCACCACCACAACCATAGGCTCCGCTAGCTCCTGAACCTCCGGGTCCACCATCTGATGAACCACCACCAGCACCACCGATAAATATCAATGGTTCTGTTGTGTATCCAAGTGTGTTAGGGGTAAATGTCATATATCCACCACTACCATTACCTCCGGGTGTTGTTGATGTCGCTGAACCACCCGCAGGTCCTCCTGTCATTGTAGGTATTGACCCACCACCAACAACTGAACCACCCGCTTGTGCAGTTGCACCGTTTTGACCCGCACCTGGACCTCCACCACTTACAATACCATTAATTGTTAAGTTAGTTGGTAATGCCGTTGTTTGACCTAAAACACCCGCTTGACCCGCATAAGTATCAACCAACCCAAATTTATAAAAAATATTATTAGTGAATACCCAAGCCGTTGCAGCAGCACCAAGAGCACCACCATTTAAACCTGAACGACCACCACCCGCAGCAGCCAAACTACTTTGTAGTAGTATATTTTGTGCGGTTTCTGTAACGTCAGGTGTTACCATAACATATGATATTCCCGCAGCACCACCGTCACTGTTAGTCGTACCACCAAGACCTGCACTCCCACCTGACCCAACTTGAATGTATAATGTATTAGGAATTATTGAAGAGGGAAACATACCTTTAGTTAATCCACCTGAACCTCCTGAACCACCACCTCTACGAGAGGTTCCTGTTCCACCACTTTGACCTCCGCCACCTCCTCCACCTCCTCCGATTAATACGAAGTAAACGAATTTACAGTTTTGGGGTTTATTCCAAGTTTGGAAGGTATTCGGTCCTGTCGCATAGAACACTTGTCTATTGACACTACCATCTGATATGTGAAAAGTATCTATCATATTTTATGTAACTGTAATTATAACTAATCCGTGACCACCATCACCACCACGTCCCGCAGTTGTGTTTCCACCGGCACCACCACCTCCTCCACCACAACCATAGGCTCCATCACCACCACGTCCTCCAACACCTGTTGCGTTAGATGCCGCACCACCACCGGCACCTCCTGTAAAGAACATAGGATATTTATAATTTTGGCTAGTAAAACTTTCTCTTGTCGAAAATCCGTTATTTCCCGAACCCGCAGTTGTACCTGCCAATGCGGTATTTGTACCACCTGAGATAAATGGGAAATCTAAAATACCTACGATATCCCCCGCAACTCCTAACGTTCCACTCGAACTACATCCAGCTCCACCCGCACCTGATGTGAATGGAATACCTGTTGGAGTTATATCAACTGCCGGAGTATTTGTTACACCAGCCGCACCACCTGTTTGACCCGCATATCCTGAAATAAACGCAGCCTCAGCTAATAAAATATCCGCAACAGTAATTGCCGCACCCGCAGTTGTTGTTGTTGTAACACCCGCATTCGCCGAACCACTCCTCATTAATATATTATTAACTGTTGACGTATCAGGTACAGAACAGACATAACTAAGACTTCCTTGACCACCCGCACCTCCACTTGACACACCTCCTGTACCTCCACTTGCCACTAATATATATAAAGTATCGGGAATTGCAAATGCTGGAACGGTTATATATGAAAAGGCAGCAGAACCACCTCCCGCACCACCATTACGATTGGCCGCAGAATTAATAATACCACCTTGACCACCGGCACCACCACCAACTAAAAAGAAATTCACTAAATTACATTTAGGTGGTTTGTTCCATACTTGCCACCCTGTATTTCCATTATAGTAGAACGCTTGGTTGTTTAGACTACCGTCATTTATATTAAAAGTATCTATCATATTATAACGCCCAACTTGGTCTTTCCGGTGTTGAGTTTATTAATTTATACCCATACGCACCTTCAAGTGTTAAAGTATTCCCATCCAAATCACAATATCTAATAACTTGTCCGTTATTGATTTCCTGATACACTTGACCTGTGTATCCGTATTCAAACTCCCACAATATATACTCGTTCATATCTTAATATTTTCCACCTATAACAGTTATCGCGAAACCTGCGGCCACACCCGTAGCAATAGTTACAAACAATCTGTAACCTGCGGGTAATGCAAAATTTAATGGTAATTCATAAACAGGTAAAGCCGATGTCTCAGAAACTGTTGTTGCGGGTAATGATACCTCATCCCAAAGAATATTATTTGCGGTTGTTCCTGTAACATCACCATTATTGATAAATATTCTCGCCAATGAAGCAACGTTAGTTCCTAATGGTCTTAACCTTAATCTTTGGACATAACCACCATTTGCTGACGCAGTAAACGCCAAATAAGCAGTTCCTGATGTTAAGTCTTTAGTTGTGTTCGCAGTTAATGCTCCACCAATCCATTGTGTATCAGCAGATGCCGTATAAATTGGTTGTGTGTTTAATGATGTGTTCGCCATTTTATATTATTTTTTTATTTATTTTTATGTTAAGAAAGTTCCTGTCATTATGGCATTTGCCAAACCATAGTTGAATGGGAATGATGTTGTATCGACTAATTCGACAGTTCCCGTTACCGGGTCTCTTGATAATACTTGAGTTAACGTATTATCGGTTGTAGGTGTTGAGGTTATAACCATTGTTCCACCACTAATCGTTGTTGCAGATATTGTATTCGCATATAAATACGGGGTAGTTATAGTGTTAGTCGCATCAATATTTGTAGTATAAATTTCTCTCCATCTAAATGACGGTTCACCCAAATCATATGAGTTATTAACACCTGGCTTTATCGCCGCTGACACAGGTGTGTCACCATAAACTGTCGTTAAACCACTTAATATTGTATTACCCGTAACATTTAAACCACCTGTGGCCGATACAGTTGTCGCCTGCACATATGTAAGACCTGAATCGTGGTCAGGTGCTTGTGGTTTATTACTTGAATATGTACCACCTGTAAACAAATATAATGATGTTCCTGCCGAATAAGCAATTGTGTTGACACCTTCAAGAATTCCTGATGTGATAACATAACCATTCACGCCATTATTAATATCGGCAGCAACTAAACCAATAACTGACGCTGATGACGTATCAGCACTATAATCCGCCTTAGTCACTGTAGGTCTTTGACCTTGAGCACCGTTAATATACACAACAGTCCCTTTAGTTAAAATCGAACCTGTTTGATTGTTAACTCTAATAACCATTTCGTGTCCAACTTGGACCTGAACATTAGGGTTATCCGTATCAATTTCTAATGATTTAATATCATCATTCCAAGCAATTCGACCTTCCTGATGTGTTGTTACGGCAGTTAAGTTAAAATCTATTTGATTAACTTCCGTTAATATTTCGTCTCTTGTAATTTGTTTGGAACTACCCGTTGGGTCATCCGTTGTATCACTAACGTCAACAACGTAAAATAAATCAACACCGGTTACGGTTGATAATATAGGTAATTGGGGGACTTTTTGATTAGCCATCTAAAAATAATCTGAACTTTAATTTATTTTTATTAATAAATATAAGTCCAGACTATTTTATTCTGTATAATTAATTAGATTGTTTTTTCTCCAACTCTTCGATGTGGTGTTGGAGATACCACATTGCTTTTTTAAGGTCCTGTAATTCCTTATCAGACTCTTTCTTACCGGCTCTTGAGATATACTTCACAGTATTACCTAAACTAAAACCCAATTCCCAAGCATCAATCACTTTGATTGCTTCGTAAGGGTTACTTTCTCCACCGTAATGTGTTGGATGGTTTACGTGTTCTTTACTCATTTGGTTTTATATAAAAATAATCTTTCGATGTTTCACTTTCAAATACATAACCATCTTCCATAAGTTTGGTTATAAGTTTTCTTGTTTCATCCATATCTTTTCTCAGGATAACTTCTGAGATATATGTAATATGAATAGGTCTTCTAAGTTTTGACTGTAATAATTTAAGTGTTTTATCCATTGTTATTAAGTTTTAGTTTGATTTCTTTTTCAGTTAACTCCTCTAAATACATCCTATAAACTTCATAACTTTCTTCGTCGTTGAAGAAATATGCGTCAGCGTTATATAGTTCGTCTAAATCCCCTCGGTTTAAATACTCTTGTGTTGTATCCATATTAATATATCTTTTGTGAAAACTCATTAATCAATCATTATTAGTTTTTTCTCTTTCTTCGTTTGGCTAATATACGCCAAAATTTTTCTTTTAACAATTGGAATAACAGTTTCTTTCAAAGGAAATATATTATCACACACAACTTCAAAAATCGGACTCTCCGATTCTTTATTCTTTTCGTATGTCTTTGAGTTAGTTGAAATTACTTCAGTAATATCAAAGTCATCTTCAGTTTTATATATTAATTTTAATTCAGTTCTACCTTCAGGTTGTGACTTGTAACCACGTTTCTTATCATACCTCCATACGTAATTCTTGTCGTTGTATTTAATATAGAAAAATCCAACCTTCTTATCAATATTCTCAACATTTTTCACAACTTTCAGTGTTACAGAATCATAAACAATTGTCCATAAAGATTTTGCAAAATTAAAGTAGTCGTGAATTTGTGGCTGGAAATGTTTTAATATTTTGTGATACTCATCAACTTCTTCATCAGTTAAGACCGGTATCTCTTTTAATTTTAAATCAGATAATAGTAATTCATCATCAGGTGTTGTGAATTTCTTTTCAGTATATAATATTTTGTTTTGGGTTAGTAATGTTTGCATATTACCCAAATGTAATGACAACTCAATAAACATTGGATATATTTTCATTTCATCAAAATCCTTATTTAATTTTTGAAAATAATCTAATAGAATATATTGTTTCTGTTCCGCATCAATGATTCCCTGAAACAACCAATCGGTGTCCATTATGAAATCATTCTTCCTACTCTTAGTCATATATTTTTTTATTTAATAATAATAGTTGGGTATTACTTAATCAATCTTTAATTAATTCTCATAACAACATAATAGTCACCACCAATTTTAATTTCATCATAACTACCATCATATCCATTTAAATCACCATAGTCACCACCTTGATACAAATCCTCAACAACACCATCCAAATCAACGAAATTCAGAATTGTCTTTTGGTCATAACCCATATCTTTTAAGAAATCATATGGGTCACGTCTAATTTG